TGAGATATTCTTTGAAGCAGAAGAGAAAAGATTAAATATTTTTATCAAACATCCAAAGTATGACCGTCGACCTATTGAGATGGGATCAGGCGCAGAAAAGACCTTAGCGGCGATGGCCATTCGTCTTGCCCTTCTATCTGTCTCATCCCTTCCAAAGTCCAACATCTTTATACTTGATGAACCGGGGACTGCGCTAGATGCCGAGAATATGGATGGTTTTATTTCGATTTTAGAACTAATTAAGACATACTTTAAAACGGTCATCTTGATTTCTCACCTTGACCATCTTAAAGATTGTGTGGACCAGCAAATCACAATAGATAAAAAAGAGGGGTTCGCGCACATTATGATTTGAGGTTCTAGATGGCTACAATATTTGTTTCTAAAGCTGGTAATGATTCTAATGCAGGTACTTCGCAAGGGTCGCCGAAGTTAACAATAGCTGCTGCAGTAACTGCTGCAAACACTGATGGCGATACTGTTGAAATTATTGATGAGGGAACTTATGCTGAGAGTCAAATAGTTGTTGCCGCAGACAGTATAACGCTAACACATACAGCAAGTGCATTAGGTAGACCGGTTATCAACGGCAGTGGGTTAGGCTCTACTGAAATCATCAGTCTTGCGCCCAATGGAAGCACTCACCGAAGAAGCTTTACTCTTAATGGAATAGAGGTAAAAGGTTCAGGCAATAGCAGCCAAGAGTTATTCAAACACAATAACAATTCTACAAATGCAAACGGATTAACGGTTACTGATTGTTTTGTTTATGAGGTTGCTGCCTTTTCAAATCAATTTATACAAGCTGGTAGTGGAGAAGCTATACGAATAAAGCAATCCTCTTTTATGTTCATCAACGCCTCCGCGGATGCAATTAAATTTGCCGGTAGCGGTCAGTTTTTAATTGAAAACTGCTTTCTTAGTAGAAGCGGCGCATCATCTGAATTTCCAATATTAAGATCTTTAAATTCCACCTTGAACGCAACGGCAAGTTTTTCTACTTTCATCTTCAATAATGTCGCCTCAAATCCCAAAACAATATTAACTTTTCCAAAAGTTATTAATTGCATTGTCTCTGGTAGCGGCACCAATCTTGATGGAATCGACGCTGCCGACCATACTTTTAACTTAGTTAACGTTGATGGCGTTGCATTTAGAAATGGCTCGGGCACTAGTGCTTCTCTTGGCACCGGAGAAACAGAAAATCCTGTGGTATTCGTTGATGGTACCTCTGCAGGGAATACATTTTCAGTTGTACAAAACTTTGCGCTAACAGCTGGATCACCTGGTGTAGATCAAGGTACATCTTTTAATAGTGTGAACGTTGATATCTTAGGCACCACTAGACCACAAAACGGGTCTTTTGATATAGGAGCGTTTGAACTTAATCCTCCATACTGGACTGACGATGATGGAAGCGAGAGATTCTCTAGAAAGTTTGGTCCTGGTTTAGAAATAAGAGGCACAGCTAATATGCTGGACACTCGCCGGTTTAAGAGATCGAAAGAAAATCGACAATCACCGTTCTTTGTGACTATTTCAGGACCGCCAACCATCAAAGGGCAAACCCCGGATGGAAAACCTTATAAAGCAGAAACATAGGAGAAAATAAAATGGCTCAAGTTAAACCTTTTTTAGATAGAACAATAGGAAGATTGCTTTCAAGAAAGCTTATGGTCTGGATGACTGCTACTTATTTTATGTTAGTAGGCGGCGGTCTAACCAGTGAAGACTGGGTTGCTGTCTCGCTTGCTTACATTGGAATGCAAGGTATCGCGGACATTGCCGCAACATGGAAGCACGGAAAATAATGTTAACTTTATTAACTTTAAAAGCGACACTAAAGAAAACTTGGGCTTGGTTAAAACACAACTGGTATGTTCCAGCCGTTATTATCTACACTCTGGTTCTGTGGTTTTTGTTTAGAAATAAAACAAAAGCATTAGATGTTTTAGAGATTCGTTCTAAAAGTTATGAAGATCAGATAAAAGCAATAGAAGACACACATAGAAAAGAAATTAATACAAGAGACAACATTTTAAAAAAGTATGACACTATCTTATTACAGTTAGAGAAAGACTATAAAGAGAAGAATATGGCAATAAGCAAAAAGAAAAAACAGGAAATAAAAAAGATAGTGAAAGAGTACAACGATAGACCTGATGATCTCGCAAAAGTTTTAGCAGAGAGATATGGGCTAAACTATGTTGAATAAAATAACAGCCCTGGTTTTATGCTTTTCATTAGCATATGCCCCAGTTTGTTTAGCGGAAGATCCCCTTCCAAGAGGCAAGATAACTGGACTATCGAAAGGCGAACATGCACCTTACACCGGTGTGTTGTTAGACAATATCGCAGCAGCAAGAGTTTTTTCAGATAAAAAATACCTTGAAGAGCAGTTTGATTTAAAACTACAATATGAGTTAGGCAAGCAAAAAGCAAGACTAGACCTCACCATACAATCCCAAAAAGCTAGTCTAGACGCCTTACAACAAAAGCACACCACACTAATAGACATCAAAGATGAAGAAATAAAAAGATTATCAGATATAGCGGCTGGTAAAGAAGATTACTCTACTTGGTGGGCAGTAGGTGGTGTCGTAGTTGGCATAGGTTTAACCCTGGCTGTCGTTTTTGCGGTGGACGCAGGAGTGAACAAATAGTGGGCAAGCGCGCTAACATCGGCAGGTATTCTAGAAAAAAGCTTGAGCACATAATAGAAGATATAAGTAGTGAAGCAACAGTTGCCGGATCAGACAATCAAATACAATTTAATAACGGTGGTGCTTTTGGTGCAGTAACTCCGTTTACTTTTGACGATACAAATTTAAAAATAGCTGACGACACAAAATTGATATTCGGTGATAATGATGATGCTCACATTGAATATAATGAAAATGGCGACGATTTTCTTGTTATATCTGGCTCCTCTCAGGGCATTGTATTATCTGGTAGCACTGTTCAGATACGCGGCACGCTTGAAGGAGCATCACCTCTTAAAATAGCTGGTGGCATTGAAATTGTACCATCTCAAAACGGCGAAACAACTAACATGAAGTTTGGAGACGATATCAAGCTTTTCTTTGGCGACGATAACGACTCATACATTATGTATAATGATGCTGCTAATAACTATTTGGAAATATCCGGATCAGGTAACGGCATCGTTTTATCAGGCTCTAATGTTTATGTAGATCAAAAATTAGGTATTGGAATGCCTATAAGCAGTGTTACGCACGCCATAACGCTCCCAGACAATGCTGATAATACAGGTAGAATTAAAGCAAACGCTTATATGACCTATTCTTCACAGCGCTTTAAGAAAAACGTTGAAGTTATTGATAATCCTATAGAAACTATACAGAACCTCCGCGGTGTAACGTTTACGTGGAAAAAAAATAATCAAAAAGATTACGGGTTTATTGCCGAAGAGGTAGGTGAACAACTACCTATTATTGTAGAATGGGACAATAAAAACTCCGAAGATCCTCCTCAAGCCATGAGCATGGACTACACTAGAATTATACCTATCCTCCTTGAAGGAATTAAATCTCAACAAAAACAAATAGATAGTTTAAAAGACGAAATAATCGACCTGAAGCAAGGGACTGAACCCTTCTAGAAGTCTATTTACCTTACTGCTTCACATAGCTGACATTGTGTCATTTGTGTGAAGATGGTTTTAGACTTATAAGGAGGATTTTAAAATATGTCTAGTCCCGCTACAGTAAGTGAATATGGAAAATTTATTGACTTACAAACGTTTAATGCAGCTGCTCCAGAAAAGAGCGGTTCGCTGTATCTCTCAGGTGCCGCTGGCGCCGAGTTGATGCGTATGAATGTTGGTCTTTCCGCAGCAGGTAATGTTACCGCTGTTGGTTCGTTCATCATCGGCTCTGCCGACATGTCCGAGGCTGACCTCGAAAAACTTGATGGTATCACTAATGGTACTGTCGCAGCCAGCAAAGCAGTCGTTGTTGACGCCAACAAAGACGCTTCTGGTTTTCGCCACGTAACTGCAACTGGTGCAGTAACTGCTGGTACTTCATTCATTATTGGCTCTGCTGATATGGATGAGACTGATCTCGAAAAATTAGATGGTATTACTAATGGTACCGTCGCTGCTAGCAAAGCAGTAGTAGTCGATGCTAACAAGGACGCTTCAGGTTTCCGCAACGTTACTGCAGAAGGCTCATTTATCATTGGTTCCGCTGATCTCAATGAGACAGATATGGAAAAATTAGATGGTATCACTAATGGTACTGTTGCAGCTAGCAAGGCAGTTGTTGTCGATGCTAACAAAGATGCTTCTGGTTTCCGTCACGTTACCGCCACCGGTGCAGTAACTGCTGGTACTTCGTTCATTATCGGTTCTGCTGATCTTAACGAGACTGACCTTGAAAAGCTTGACGGCATTACTGACGGTACTGCTGCTGCTAACAAGGCACTTGTTCTTGACGGTAACAAGGACGCAAGCGGTCTACGTAACCTAACTGCTACTGGCGCAATGACTGCTGGTACTTCGTTTGTTATTGGCTCTGCTGATTTGAATGAGACTGATCTTGAGAAGCTTGACGGTATCACCAATGGTACTGGTGCTGCGAACAAGGCTCTTGTCCTTGACGCAAATGGTGAAGTTGGTAACATCAGTGCGCTATCCGCTTCTACAATCGTAGTTGATACGCTTGACGTTAACACTATCAACAGTGTAACACAAACCGAGACAACACTTGAGGTTTCTGATAAGCTTATTGTTTCTGCACTCTCTGCATCTGCAGCTGCTGCTTCTGGCGGTGGTCTGAAGATCGGTGGTGGCGGTGACACTGACGGTCACGCTGCTGTCCTATGGGACAACTCTTCTTCTGCACTTAAACTTGAGGTTGGTGGTACTGGTCGTGCATTCGTACACGCTGGTGGTTTTGACCCAGGTGCTGATGATACTTTCGACCTTGGTGGTGTTGGTAACGAGTGGAAAGACCTTCACCTCGACGGTGTTGCTTACATCGACGATCTTCGCGCTGATGCTCTTGGTGCTGCACTTAATTGCGCTAGCCAAATTATGACCAACATCAACGTAGACAGCGGTGCAATTGATGGTACCGTTATCGGTGCTAACTCTGCTGCTGCAGGTACCTTTGCTGCTCTCGTTGGTACTTCACTAAGCGTTTCCGATGGCGACATCACTAACGTTGGTGATATCGCTCTAGATAGCATTTCTGCTGATGGTAACGATATCGATCTTTCTCTTACAGACAACCGCTCTGCTGCTCTAGAGATCAAAGAAGGTTCGAATAACTACATGGTATTCGATACTACAGATGGTCAAGAGGGTATCATGGTTCACAAAGAGATGGAACTCAAAGAAGGTGCGCTTGTTGCTGACGACAAGACGTTGACCTTTGGTGATGACGATGATGGTAGCATCCAGTTCGTATCTGCTGCTAACGTAGTTAGATTCGACGGTGGTTCTGCTGGTCTTCACTTCAACGACACAAGTGCTTTCGGTGCTGATGGTGGTGGTAAAGATGTTTCTTTCCACGGCGCCACAGCAAACGAGCTAATGAAGTACACTGCTGCTGATCACACTCTTAAGTTTGTTAATGCTTCTAGTGCAACAATTCTAACTCTTGGTGGTGATGCCACTACTGAGTTTGCTGTTGACGTTGCTGATGGCTCTGCAAACCAAAACAAGATTCGTGCTGCAGCTTTCGTAACTTACTCCGATGAAAGACTTAAGACCGATGTTACCCCAATTCAGGGTGGTCTTGAGACTGTTAATAACCTTAAGGCTGTTAACTTTACTTGGAAAAAAGACGGCTCCAAAGACTTCGGTTTCATGGCGCAAGAGCTTAAGCAAGTTGTACCACAAGCTGTTCACGGTTCGGAAGAAGGTTTATTCGGTGTCGATTACGGTCGTCTCTCCGCTATCCTTGTTTCTGCTATCCAAGAGCAGTCCGCACAG